CTATCTGAGCCTGTAGAAACTACTCCAGAATTTGGCGTAATGTTAAATAAAGTTACTTTTTCGCAACCTATTAAATGCTCTGTTGTAACAATGTTATTTTGACCACTGTTGGTGATAGGGGTATCAATCGTATATGCGTTTCTTGGATTTCCTACTCCACTCCACGTTTGAGTCAAGTAATTATTAAAAGTATTAGCATCAAACGAAATTCCTGTAGACCCGCTCGTACCTTCTAACCTTGCACCATATACAAAATTGGTATTACAGTTTACAAATGAAATCTTAACGCTAGAACCTTCAAAAGTATTGTTATAGAATTTGTTATGGTTGTGCTTGTAACTAACACCTTGAATATTTAACTCAATGATTCGTCCACCATGAATGCGATTTTCAGTTATCCAAGATTGTGTTCCGCCTGCATCTTTTATTTCTACTTTACGTTGTGCGCCCGATAAATAAATATCGTTATAAGCGGTCGAATTTGTCAAAGCTGAAGAGTCATCAGCGTATAGCTGTAAATAATTACAACTACCTATGTTTAAAACGCCAGATTTCATTCCAGAGATTCTAAAAATAGGACGAGAAGGAGCAGGTGCAGAGATTAAAGATGTTCCATCCGTTACGTCAGCAAATCTAATATTAGCTATTCCCGATGTAGCAAAGCCACCAACGACTACAGGTACGCCAGAAATAGCAGGGTTAACTAAGATGTTAGATAAAAACTCAATATCATTTACACCGCTGAAATTTAGGGCGCTATCAATTTTAAAAGTAAATCCTGATGGAGCATAAAGTTTCTTATTGCTTGTTACGCAAGAATCTATAGCCGCTTGTATTTTTGGTTGGTCATTCGCATCACCATTACCCACTGCACCAAAGTCCAAGACATTAACTGGAGCGCCTGTAATCATTCTGTTATGTGCTTTTGTTAAAGCCATTGTATTATCCTTACTCGCAGTGATTAATTAAAGTCAACGCCATTGCCGGAGAGTTGTGGCCCACCAAATCGTAATGTCAGGCTACTGCTACCGGATAAATCGCCAGTTTTAATTCCTGCACGATATCGAACTTGAGGTTCAGGCTCATAGCCTACAAACTCACCGACTTTCGTAAATACATCAGTATCAAGAAAGGTTGTTCCGTCATAACTTTTTTGAACAGTGACTTTCGTGCCACTGCCTAAAGTTCCACTGATTGAAAAGCTAAAATCACCAGAGAAGGTTCTAACATCGGTGAACTCATTTGCGGCGTCAACAGCCGATTTAGTAACGTAAGTAGTCATTTTATTATCCTTGTAAAGTTATGCTTCAAGAGCAGTAATTCTGGCTTCAAGTTCTTGTATGGTTGCTACGAGTAGCGGTACTAGTTTGCTTTGGTCGATGCCTTGGTAGTCAGGTACTTCACGCTCGCCCATGACTGCTTCAGTGGTTACATTGCCTTCTTCATCTGTAACAGCAGGAGTGACTTCATACTCTTCAGGCTGCATGGCATCTTTAGAACCAGTGACAGACTCAGGTACAACTTCCTGTGCTTCGTGTGCTAGGAATCCATCTACTCTGGAACCATCAGCTTTCCATGCAAAATTTACAGGCTTCAACTCTTTGAGTCGGTCTGTAGCACCTGACATGGGTTGTACATCTTCTTTGAGTCGGTAGTCAGAGGAAGTGTTGTAGGATGTGGCTGAAGTAGTAATATCTATACTTCCGACATCTGTAGCTGTATGGACAAACCGTATAACTTCTCCATTACTGAGAGACCTCAAACCTATACTAGATACGCGATTACGAGTAATTTGAACGTCACAGTTGGCTATGCCAGTGTTGCCTGCTGAACCACCATCAACAACCAACCCATCCATCGTAGCTGTGCCAGCGGCAGTTATCTCCATTAAATCGCTAGAAGGGCCTTTAAATAAATAACCATTGTATGTAGCTTCAGTGCCTTTAAACTCCAAAACCCCTGTAGATTGGTTACGTCCTACTTCATACGAGCCAGAACCAACGTTACTTTTAATTGTTAGTGCGTGTTTGTTGCTTCCTGTAACGCTTGCAATACCATTAACCGATATGCCGCTACTTGTCGTTGACATCTTCGTTGAACCACTTGCGTCTTGTAATTTAAGGTTCGTTGCAAGAATGTTCAAATCACCAGTCCCAGTTTCGTGGATATATGACTGATTGTTTGCAGAATGATAAATTTTTAAGTCGTTTCCGTTTCCGAATAAGGCTTTTTTTTCATCACTGAAATTAAAATCTGCGGAAGTAGAGCCTCCATCCATCGTAACTGTTCCATCGACATCTAGATTGCCATCAACTTTAAGGTCAGAGTTAATATCAATGTCACCGTCGAAGGTTAATTGCCCCTCTATAGTTACATCGTTGAATGTTGGATTGCGGCCAAAAACACCACCGTTTTGTTTAATGCTCATTTAAAATTACCTATGGTTAATCAGTGATTTTTAAAAAGTTGTGCGACTTACTTCGTATGCGAAAGTGTTACCAGCTAATATGTCTATAAAGAAGGTAATAACTCCTGCACCTGTAAAAGTTGTGCCTCCGTTTAAAAACAATTTTGCTGAGTTTGTAAATGAGGTGTTTGCATTCGTAGTTCGCAAAACAACAAAATGCCCCGCTTCAGCATCCTGCAAAGTGAATTCGTTTACAGTAGTTGCTGTTGACGAAGTTACGACAAAATAATTGCCAGTTGGCAAACTCATATTTGACGCAGTTACGTTAGATTCAGTCAGCGTTGAGTTATTTCTGAATAATGTAAATGAACCTTGAGATAAGCTAGGAAATTCAAGATTGTTTATTTCTTTTTGTACAATTCCAAATATACCGTTAGTAGCATTGTTTACTATTTTATTTGAACCTGTGCCTGTCCAATCAATTGTAGGATCAAATGAATTATTTTGAATACTAAGGCGTGGTCTATCCCCTGCAATTTTAATCCCTGTAACGCCCGCAGTTCCCGCAGTGTAAACAATTGAATTGTTGTCGATTGTTTTGTTGTACAAAGAAAAAACATCAATACCAACAGCATTAACTTGTGCCGCCATTGAAACTAAATTGTTAGAAACAACAGTGCCTTTTGATGAGCTATTTGTAACATCAATACCAATTGAAAACCCAGAACCAACAAAGTTATTTAAAATTTTTGCATAGTCACCAGAATCAAAAATTCCTACGCCACCTTCACCGCCCTCGCAGTAGAGGTTATCTATAATAGTGTTATTTCCGTTAATATTTCGGACACCGTTGTATGTAACAGACGCTTGGCAATTTATAATATCTGTACTAATATTTTTTTGACCACTTTGACCGTCAATAACAAAAGCATCTTTAAAACCTCTACCTGAACATTTTTCAAAAGTAACTAAACCAACATCATGGGTAGTTTTTAAATTCCATGCCACGCCAGTTCTGGCCGCGCCAAGCGAGTATGTTGCCCAATCTTTGTTAAAGGAAAAGCATTGGTCAAATTTTAATAACGCACCTCTGCCAATTTCAACTCCATCTCCAGCGCCACGCTGAAAAATAACACAACTTTTCATTCGGCATTGACCAAAAAAACTTTGCAACTTTACAACAGGAGTTGCGCTTGTGCCGTCAAAACGTATGTATTCAATTGTGTTTTGTCCATTTGACCCTGTAACTAAATCAAGAAAATCCTCTAATACAGGCGCGTTTGTTACTGATTTAATTGTAGTTCCTTGATTGGGAGTTAATGGGTTAATAACAAATTGTTCCCCTGTCCCTGCGCCAATCATCCTAAAAGACTTTCCTCGATCATCAACACTACCAGCTACTCTTGCAGGAAGTTTTAAACCTGTGACTAAATAAGTTCCGGCATTAACGTGTAAAGTTACTTGATTTTCAAAAGAAGAATTAATAGCCGCCTGTACAGCCGCAGTGTCATCTGTAACACCATCACCCACTGCACCAAAGTCTTTCACACTTACAGACTCGCGTAACTTAGCTTGAACAGTAGTAGCTACTGCACCAGTACCAGCAGGGGTGTAAACAGTTCCATCCGAATTACTTAGCTTTCGTAACTCAGTTTGAACGTCAGTTATAAGCGCACCGGAAGCTGCGGGGGTGTACGTCACTAAATCTGCGCTAGTCGTTGCTAAAGTTACATTTTCGGCAGCTAACACGGTTACTTCAATCGTGCTTAAATTTGGTGGCGCTTGCGAGAAGGTTAATACAACGCCAGAAACGCTATAGCCTGTTTTCTCTTGATAAACGCCATCGATGTACACTTGAGTGTTGTTAACTGAAAACGGATTAGACGTTAAATTAAACGCTGTAGTTGATCCGTCTCCACGAAAATCGGATACAAAAACGGTTGTTCTGACTGTATCTGGCGAATCGAACTCGTAAAATCCTGACATAATTAATACCCGGCTGAAATTTGTGGTGTTGACCCGGCAAATTCTGCGGATCGAGCATGAAGCAGCAACCTAGTTAACGCGGTCTGATAGTTTGTTTCCCATCGGCTGGAGTCAGAACCTAAAAAGTTAGACGCCTCAACAAGACTAGCGTAAAGATATAGCTGCGGAGCCATTTCAAGCAGCTCATTAGTTGGCGCTGACACTGAAAGAGGCGGGACATCTTTGTAATAGATAAAAATAAGTTTGTCGGATGCTGTCATTGTTGGAACAGGGTGGAACACAAACTGACGCACCTCGCGTGCAAAGATTAAGGGCGCACCCTCGGTTGTAACGTAATTCCGTAACTCCGTTAAGCTCACACGCTCTAACGGGTTCTCGTTATAAAACGCGTATTTAAGTTCAAGAAAATCGGCGGGTATGGTTACCGCGCCATTGGCGTCCAAGACTACTGCTGCTGTCTTCTCAATAGTAGGAACGCGTACTTCTTGCGACAGCCTGTCTTCGGCCAACGCAATAAAATCTGGTATTTCTGTTGCAAGGTCTGTTCTGTTTAGCCAGTTTGCAATTGAGGCTTTGAGGCCATCATAAGTATTTAAACTCATAGTCGGCCACCGCCTGTTCTAAGGTATGCCCACTCTGGTGAATTAAGTTTCTTTTTAATTCGCTTTTGATCTTCGCGGTTAGGGGCCATGACGTTAATGCCCTCTTCCATCCACTGCATTACAACGACAGAGGGGATGCTGGCAACACGGACGTTCTCGCCCATCCTTTGCCCTTCAGCTTCTTCGCGTGCGCGTTTGTTTGCAGCAAGAATACCGCTGATATCCTGAGAGTGAGATATCGTTAGACTGTCATCATTTTGATTGTGGTCTACATGTTCAAATATTTTGTCTGACATAGGTTCCTCAGAATAAAATAAAATGGACAGCCCCCGAAGGGACTGCCCGTTCTAACATTTAAGCATTCAATGCAGAAATAAGACCTGACGCCTTGTCGTTTTCACAAACAAGAGTCTGCTCAGTCAACATTTGACGCTTGTCGCTATCGCCGACCTTGGCTAGTACGATAGTCTGCATAGGACGCAGAACCGCACGAGACCAAAACTCAGTGTCTAGTACAAGGCAAGTGTTAGCAGCAAGGAAACGATTCACTACTACTGAAACCTGTCCGAAAGGACTGACATAAATATTTACAGCGTTAGTGATAGTGGTTCCTGTACCAAAGTCACGCTCACGACCCGCACTAGCTGCAAAGTTAGCAACCACGACTGAGTGAGATGGAGTGACTTGTACTTGGTTTGGATCCCCGCCTTCGTTGTAAACTTTCTGCAAAACATCTAACAATAAAGTCTCAGTGAAAGCTCTGTTAGCGCCAGCGGTGTTAGTCGTAGCTGCATTGATTTGGTTCTGTGCAGACTTTAACTGACGCGCAGTTCCAGCCGCTCCAGCAGTACCAGCTTGCAAAGCACCGACAAATGCGTGCTCTATATCACGACGCATTTCCTTACCTTTCTTAATGATTTGGTACTGAAGCTCAGTACCGCCTCGGCCATAAGTAGCAACAGAATCAGCAGTTCCAGAAGTCTGCACAACCTTGGTGAAGATTTGGGTTGATGCATTCTTTAGCTCTGTTTGATCGACGCTAGAAGCTCCAGCATCCGCTCCTTCTACTGCGGCATTGGAAGCCACGGCTGAAAGCGAATCTTGCTGCCATTGGTGCAAAGTAGCTGTTGCTGAACTTGTACCGATTGCAGAGGTGAAAGGAGTCATAGTAGGAGACACATCATAAATGATGTCTTCGATATCTTCTTTTTTACCTACCTGATTGTAGGTTTTGTATGTTCCGGCAATTGTAGCCATGTTGAAAATTCCTTGATTAAGAGGTTCTATTTAAGAGGGCTTGAACCGCGTCATCTACCGAACCGGATTTCTTGAGACGTTCTCGTGATTTACGATATGTCTCTTTCTTTCCTAAGTCCTTTGATTCGCTTTTCTGACCCGACAAAGTTTTTTTAGGAGATGCCTTTACTTTCTTTTGCGTCTCCGATTTAGCCCGGTCAAACTGCATAGCTTTGTACATCGCCGTAATGGATCGATGATCGGTAATACCGTTGAATTCTTCGCTTGAAACGCCTAATGCGCTTTTAGCGTATTCTCCAATCGAGTAATACACATCATTGTTCCAGTTTGGAATAGTAGATTTCAGGACAGTCAGACTTTCGGCAGCTTTCTCTTTCACCAGTGTCTGTTGTTGATCTTGAACTCGCTTTTGATGATCATTCGCTTGAGACTTTATAAAGTTGTAGGTCTGTTGCGTCTGTTCATACATAGCCTTCGCTTGCTTGTATTGATCAGGATTTTCAACCGCCGCTTGCTCCCAGTTCACATTGTCAAAACGTGATAGGTCTGCTCCCGATGCGGTTAAGAGGGCGCTAAGTGTGGATTCATAAGACTTGCTTTGTTCTTCAGCGGCCTTACGCTGTTCGGCAACAGCTTGCGTCTTCTTGGTGTAATCGCCTTGGCGTAGATAACCCAGTTTAATCTCTTCGACAGATAGCTTCTCGCCATCTACCTCGATCATACCCTCAGTTACTAACTCAGGTTCCTTTTCGCCTTCTTCAGAATCTTCGTCGGTTGGGTCTTCGACCTCCTCGGACAAATCCTCTTCTTGCTCAAGTCCCTGTTCCTCGTCAATTACTTCGTCAGTAGCCTCAGTTTCTGCTACTTCTTCCTCGTTACTAGGCTCTTCGGTTTGGTCTTCTGACTCCAACACAGCCGTAAGTCTTGAGATAATGTCACTATTATCGACTTCAGTTGAGTCCGTTATGGTTTGCTCGTCTGACATCAAATTTCTCCTATTTTACTCTACTTCTTGTGGTAATGCCAAGTTATAGTTGTTTACCAGACCAGCAAGCTGCTGAACAAACATCTGACCCGCTTTGAACATCATGTAAAGCCTCTCTCGCTCTTCTGCCTGATCCGGCGGTGTTGCGAGTATTTGCTGTACTAAACTGGCATTTAATTCCTCAAACGCAGTATTAAAGGCGGTACTCTCAAGTTGTTGAACCGCTGAGTCGGCTAATTCTGCCTTCTCTCCCAAAGTTAAATCTTTGCTATCCATCATTGCAACTCCACTGGTGTGGTTGGTTAAGAGACTACTCAGCGCAGTCTCGAGGGTGGCCTCGCTAGTGTTGTGTCTTTATCTAGCTTGCCGTCTTTCCATTTCTGGAAATCATCAAACGCTTGCTTACACGTTTTTTTCTTTTGGTGTTTGTCTTTACTTGCCTTCTTAACAAACTCCTCAAGTGCTTCCTGATTTATACTCATCGCTTATCCTATGCTCACGTTTCTGTTTTGAACTCTTTCCAAAGCCAGTTCCTTCTCACTCATCTCCATGTCGTGGTTTTGCTTCTCCACATCCATCAGTAGTCGGCTGTCTTTCTCTTCCTCAACATGCTCTTGCTTTTGAGTGTCCATAACCATCTTGTGTTGTTCTCTCATAATGTCTAGCTCAAGCTGCCCTTCCATAACACTGACTTGTCTTGACGTAATATCCGCATTGAACTCAAGCTGTTGCTGCTGTTTTAACCCCTCTTCCTGCTGCGATTGCTGCTGCTGTTGCTGCATCTGCTGGAATTCAGGACTGTTTGGATTGAACAAGAACATGTCCGTTGATTTAATGTTCAGCAGCTCAAAGGCTCTACTGAGCATTGCGTGACGCTGTTGCGTGCCATACATGCCACCCAGAGATGGGTCTTGCGGGTTCATCGTAAATTGCTGATCTAAACTCAGCAGTAACTGAGCCTCTTGCGCTTGCTCTTCAGGTGTTAACGCAACCGCCACAGACATCTCAGTGCGATCACCTAAGAATTGCGGATTAATAGGAACAAACTGACCGTCTAGCTGAACCATCTTTTCTTGCTTCTCATTTTCTAAAGCAAGCTTGTAAAGATCGAACATCAACGGCTTTAAGAAGTTCTCTGCCAGATTTCTGCACATGACCATGATTCGACGGTTGCTGGCATTCATAAACTGAGTGA